ACTTCCGCCATCCGCAGATCAAGTGGCGCGGCCTCAGCTATACGCGGTGTCACTATCGGCGAAGCGGTTACTTGCAGTCGCTCCCGCGGCTGTTCCTTATGAGGTACCGGGATAATCGCGCCGTCGCGTAATGCTATTTCCCGTATATCATAATCATTATTCGATTCCGCCATATCGTATATCGCGGCCGTAGTAATCGGCGCAGGGCTTTTTACGCGCCCGGCGCCGCTTTTTTTATCAAAATAGTAGTACAAAAAAAGCCCCCCTCTTACCAAAAGCTAAGAACTACAATATCCACATACCCAGAGGTAACGATTGCCGAATAATAGTCGCCTTGGTATTGACGCAAGCCGAAATAATTATATACTCTATCTTTCACGACCGACTGTTCAAAAACTACACCATTACTGCCCCCCGCGGAAGCTGTAGTGTTTTGGTCTGCATAAAATCGCTCTATAACATCAGTATCGGTACTGACATCATTTTCCGTAATTTGCCTAATAGTGTAATTATTAGTCACATTGGCGATGGCGGATTTTAAGTCAAACGTGAGTTTACATCCCCCCGAGAGAATTAAAGGCGAGATTGTCTCTGGGACTTCAACTGGAACTGCGCTGTATAAATTATAAAAATGTACGCGGTCGTCGGATTCTATAGCGTAAAACATCCCCGGCGGGGCATATTCACACAGAATTTGCCGTGCCCACTTACCGTTCATGCAATTCGGAAAATCATCCCCCTTAGGGTCGTGATGATTGTAATCCGGCATTGTGTACATAAATCTCGAATTATCCAGGCCGTAATGCTCTGCTGAGGGGCACGGCAACACAAATCTGGAGCTAAAAGGCTTAACTCTAAGGGTTCCGTACACCACTTCCGCCCGGTGGTGATCCTCATACTCCTCATAATCGCTTTGAAAAGAGTCTATAAAGACCAGCGGCTCAAAATATTTTACGATGACTAAGCATTTGGCGGGATCCGCACCTTGCGGGTAAGCGATAGTATCGCCGCTATGTAAGCGCTGCTCGGATACAATGACGGGCCTTAGCACCCGTCCCGAAGCAAAAACACTGGCCGCGTCTATACGCGCCCCCTTAATGTCGCCATTCGGTGATACGGAAAAGCTACCGTCGGAATTGCGTATGGTAGCACCTGTTATGGTTCCGCCTTGAACACTGCCAATGTTGGCCGTGATACTGCTTAAATCTTTTACGTCCAGCTTATCGCCGGTGATGGCACCAGCCTGTATCATCCCCTTCGTAATAACATCTTTATCAATCACCGTATCGCCCGTGATATGGACCTGCTTACCCGATAGCGTCACGCCCTGCAAGCCTAATGCGACCTCGCTCTTGACGTCTCCTTTAGACACCTTCAGTCCGATGGCGTCTTGCAATTGCGTTATAGCGGTGTATCCCGCCTCTCTTGCACTCTCCACGCTGGACAAGTTACCGACTACACTGGTAATGCGGTCGGCTTGCTGTGTAATGCGGCTTTCGAGGTTATTATTATGATAATTTTCTCGGTTGTCTATGTCGTGTAAAATTTCGTACTGCTTTTCATTATCACGCTCTACGCGTTCCACACGTGACATAATGCCTGCAGATGTCTGCTGTATACTGCTTAGTTGACTGCGTATATGCTCTTTGTCTTGCGTAGCAGTTTGCACCGCACTTTCTATCGTATCTGCTCTTTGCGATAAAGCGCTAAGGCTATTAGTAGCGTCCTTGACCATTCCTTCAAGCCTATCGGCTCTTTGCGAAAAGCCGCTTACGCTTTTTTGCACCTGGTCATGTACGACAGAGGATATCCCGTCTACGCTCTCTTTTAGCCCGGTTACCTGTCCGAAAAGTGTATCGGCCCGCCGCTTCAGGTCTTGCACATTTCCTCTTACAGCATCAATACTTCCGTTCAAGTCAGTACGCAAACCGCCAAGCTTACCGTCTATTTTACCATCTACCCGACTAAGTACATTTTTTTGCAGCACTTCCACTTTGGTATCGATTTTGCCGTCTACCCGACTAAGTACGTCGCTTTGTATCGCGTCCGCGACCGCGCTGTCTATTTTATCCGCCGTGATGGATTCCGCCGCGATGAGGGCCGGGTCTATGGTTTTTCGTACAGTAGTCATATAAGAAGGTGTTTTTTCACCCTCGCCGAAATAATCACGATAGGCTATCGCTATAGTATATATCCCCGGTTTTGCCGGATATGTCAACGCATTATTGGTTGAATACGCCACTTCGCTATTAATGTATGCGGTCATACCGATACATCCTTCCGGCAAAGGATCCGCTACGATCCCGATAGTAGCTATATTAGGTTGTATTACTACATTCTTTCCGGCAGGCGGTGCGGGTTTATTGTAAGTAAGTATCGCCGGCGCACTATATTTTCCCAAGGCGTTTTTCGCATATACATATATCGTCCCGCTTCGATGCGTCAAAGTTACTGCCGTAGTCGTACTGTTTGTACGTGCCAGCAGTGCCGCGCCCCCTTCTCCCGGAAACGTATCCGACCGTACTTCGTAGTATGCGATGTCTGTGTTAGTTACCTCTTGCCACTGCACATGAGGAACAGTGTCAAAGGTAATGCTTACCCCTTCCGGAGTTGTCGGCATATCCGATTTTATAGCAATACGCACCGTAGTATACGGGGCAAAATCCGGATCGGTTACATTTCCCCACCTATCTTTTGTGCAAACAGCAATTTTATATACATCACCGGCAAGCGCTTGCGGAATAACCGCTTGTGTTTCCCCACTACCGCCAAATGTCCACGCGTCCGCCAATTGGGTTGTCTTTTCAGTAGAAACAATGCGGTACCATACATCCCCTTCTAAGTAAGTTTGCATGCCTTGCGGTTTGGCCCAACTTATCACCACATCATACCGCAATTCACCCGGTGATAATTGCCGATAGCGTGTATAGGCCGTTACATTCGTTACAGAAGGTATATAATACGGCTTTAATTGATACTGATAGGCAGTTACTTCGCTAATCTCTTGCATACCGCTGCCGAAAATATTATATGCCGGCAGTTTAACCCATATTTTTTTCCCTATGTCCTCTTTTCTGAACGGAACCCGCAAAAGTGTTTCGTCAATTCGACAAAACATGTCTCCTTCTTTATGTTCTGTTTGTACGGTGTGATACTGTCCTCTAATGCAGTCGCAAAGCTTATACGTACCGTCCGCCTGTAAAACGGCGGTTTGATAGCTTAAGCATTCTCCATCCAACCTGCATAAGGTATTGCCGCGTTCAGCATCTTGTTTGGTACCGGAAATAAAAGTCCCGTTTGTCCGAACAAAAATATCTCGATCATCTTTTGTAATGCCTTTAGTTAAAACGCCCATGCGAGCGGCGGCGGAAATACTGCCGATGTGCTTATAGTGCGTATTATCGTCCGATACATATACCTCACAGCCGCCCCAGCCTTTTTCTTTTCCGCGGGCGCCCAACCATACCTCCAGACCGTTGGCGGTTAAGTCCGCGGGAGGCTGAATAATGACAGGAGTGTCCGTGTCGGGAGCCGGCTGATTAAAGTCCACAAAAGGGCGTTTTGTGTCTTTCACTTCATATTTAGGAGCTTTATATCGGCCCGGCGGCCGGGATATTGCTGTAAAAGTCAATATGCCGTTAGTATCTTCCACCACGCTGTCAATAATAACCACTTCTTTATCCAAGCCGCTGTACTCATCTGTCAGTGATACCAAGTCACCGACTTCCAATCGACAAAAATTCCATGGTAGTTTAAAAGTGTATTTATTGCGGCAATACTTATTTCGTCGTGCAATTTGTTCCGCCAATTTTACGGCACGCTGTTTGGTGTATAAATAATGTGCTTGCACCGGTTCCGCTTGCCGTACCCCGTCCATAACTACATCTTCCGTAAGCGTATAACTTACACTTTCTTTTTCATAGCCGTTATCGCGATTTATAAACTCTACGGGAAACTGGTTAAAAATTGCGCTGCTGTCTTTGCGCTGATACGTTACTAATGCCCCGCCTGACTGCGGGATAAAATCATTACTCGTCAAATCATATAAAATCGTTCGATTCGGTTCCCATGCTCCTACAGCTCTATCTTCTAAAGGTACAATTTTAAAGCGGTCATTAGACCAAAAAATATACGCATTGGTCAATTTAGCGATGTCATTAATAATATCCCTTGCCTTTTGCAGGCGACTTTTATCTGACGGTGTGGATATTAGCAAATCGGCAGCCGCACAATACTCCCGATAATTCTGCAGCCCTTCAATCTCAACTTCTTTTAAGCCTATTTTATCCAGTACGTACCGAATATAATCCGCCGGATTGACATCGATGCCGTCTCCCGTATGTAACAATTTCCCTTGCACTTCAAAGTTGTACTGCGGTAAATATCCGCCGGATCCCAAGTCAACAACCCCTGCCATATAGGCCAACCCGGAATAGGGTAGCGCTTTATCCGGATGTTTACCGACTGTATATGCCCAAGGTTCTTGATTTTTCGTACCTTTAAACAGTGTCAGTTGTATAGTATCGCTGGGATACGTATATACATTTTTCCCGATCCACACTTGTCGTATCCCTTCAATTTCACCTTCGCACAGCCCTAATGCCACAGCCACGGTATACGTATAGGTAATATTAACTTGCGTATGACCGCCGCCCTTACCGCTGTGCATTTCTTCTCTATGCTCAATAGCGGTAAAATCATCATAATAAATGACGTTCCCGGAAATACGTGTTGTCCCCAATATTTCCGTTACAGGCGCTCCATATTCCGCCGTATTCACAGTAAATTCCGATATTTTATCCGCTCTCGTGACCGTTGTACCGCCACCGAATAAACTCATCGTGCCACCCCCTTATAGCGATATACGCCGCGCAACCGCGGTCTCCCTTTGGCGTCATAAAACATCATTTCCCCCATGTTGCTTAATATTACGCCCTTATCAACGGCCGCATGAATAACACAGTTTTTCCCTATATAAATAGCGGCATGCGATTGGCAGCGCCCAAATTGATACATAAGAAAATCTCCCGGCTCCATTTGTGCGGCATCAATTTTAGTGCAATATTTTTTTATATATTTTAAAAACATTTCTTCCGACCGATGCAAATGCCACTCATTAGAATAAGGCGTTACCGATATAGAATCTCGCTTTATTAATCCCGCATCCTCCGTAGCGGCCACCAGTAACATGCCGCAATCTACCCCTTTACCTCTAACTTTAGCTTGATTCACATGCGGGGTCCCTAACCATTGGAGAGCCGCCTGTACAATTTTTTCACCGTCTTTCATATCAAATCAAAACCTCCCGTCTCGGCACAAAAGGTGCGATTAAGCAGGTGGTATCCGTAGTATGGCTGGAAATCACCTGCGTTTTATCGGTTGTAGTATACGTTCCTTGCGGATAATATTTTCTGACCGGAAACCCCATATTAAGCCCTTTGGTTTGCGCTTTTACCGTTAAATTTATACGAATCCCTCCGGCACTTTGCACTTCTACCGTACCGGTAAACAACGCAATGGTGCCGATGCTTCCGCGATTACGAAAAAAGCAGCGTTTTAGCCGCAATATAGCATTATCCAAGGTACCGTTATGCGCCGCTTTTAGCAACGGAATCCCTACAATTTTATCTTTCTTATTAGCGCTGATACGTACATTCATCGTATCCACCACCACGCAATCATTAAGCTTTACTTGATTTCGTTTAATAAGTAATTCATCATGTTTGTATTTGCGGTCTCCATAAATCACATCCACATCGGCATCGGTATAATAATAGGTATGACCATCCGCCAATTGCAATTCATATAAATCGCACGAAGTTAAATTTTGTTCCGTATTCAAATACGTTTCTAAATCGGTCGTTACAGTTTTCATAGTCACCTCACCGTTACTAATGTAAAGGATCCGCTACGATGCAAATTAAAAAATACATCTTCCACATCTATCCCGTCATCCTTCAGCATGACCTTCCACCAATATCGATAATCCGCTGTCACTTTCGTTCCCACAGGCACTACATTTTGTAATGTAATAATACCGTCAGATACAGTATACCCGCCTTCCGGTATCTGTTGCCCGTTTGCATATACCTTTACATGGTCAATATAAGCTACCGGTTCAACATATTCTCCCATCCGCATAGTAGCTTGATACGTTGCCGGCGCAACTTCCGCCAACGTAGCATTTTGTTCATAATTGTCGGTCGGATCCGGCCACAAAAACGGCTCATATGCGCCCTTCACCATAGCGACAAACCCGAATAATTTTTTGTACTCCTCCGGCCGCAGACGATTAAATTTTGTTTCAATAATCCAAGTGGGATATAACTGCGTGGTCATAGTTCTTATTTTTCCGCTGCCAAGTGTTTGTATACTGGTATGCCATTGCATTTTTTTGTGGCTGGACCACGCAAAGCTGTCTAACTCCAATGGGAATTTTTTCAGCATTAAAACACCCCCGCTTCTGTAGCGAAATTGCGGTCATTATCAAATAAAGCTTGCCGTAGCGTATCCAGTCCGCCGCTATGTAAGAAGTCCATAAACGAAGATGCATCCAAAGCGGATATATGAATATTCAAAGGAGCGGTACCGGCAGTTGTGACCGGTGTTCCTACCGAACCTCCGTCTGCAAATCCGACAGATGTGCCCTGATTAATTCGGTTCAGTGCGGATACTCCTACTCTTCGTACGGCATCCGCATTAATGACATACTCCCCGTTTGATAACATAGCCGGAATAGAATCCGATTTACCGGTTCCCGCTCCACTTACATAGCCGCCGGACGCAAAGGCGCTCATGCCCATGCCGGCCATTTTTGCGCTTAACATTTGTCCGGACACTACACCTGCCGCCCCAAAGGCCATAAAAGGCATAGCCGCAATATAAGAGGCCGTAGCATTCGCGGCCAATACGCCCGTTTTCCCGGCTTGTGCCGCCGTTTCTTTCTTGGCGTTGGAAATCTCCTGCTTCGCCGTTTGATTTCCCAAATTCTGCAAAATACCTAAACTGCCGATCGCTTTTTGTAATACACCTTGTAAAAAATTAATCGCTAAATTTTCCGCAATACGGTTAAATGTATCCCCTAAATTTTGTCCTTTGACAATGCACTCCGCCAATCCTGCCGCTAAACCGTCCGTCAAATTTTGGCTTAAATTGGTAAGTATAGTGTCCATATACATACTCCAATCTGCAGCATTCACCATTAACTGTTCATGCCACGCCTGACGTTGCTGTGCCAATTGGCTTTCATTTGCCAATATCGTAGCATAATTGGCTCCTTCAGCATCGCTTCTTTCTTTTAAATATGCCATATATTGAGCGTGGCAAGTAGCCGTATCGGCCTTTTCTTCTTGCATCCGTGCTTGTTGCAATGCCAACGCACGGGAATTTACCTTTTGCGCAGTTTGTAACTGCAAATTTTCAATCGCCGCACCGGCTTGCTTTTCTATCGCCAACCGAGCACTTGCCGCATCTTGTGCCGCCTTAATGGCCGCCGTTTTTTCCTCGTCATATGTTTTTAACAGTTCTTCTTTTTCTTGCGCTAAAGCCCGTACTTTAAGTGCTTCTACATCACTCGCTTTGCCGGCCTTTACTTTAGCAGTTAAATCGGCAATTTCTTTCGTAATTTGTAATGCCCGCTCTTTCATAGCGATCGTTTTTTCGCCAATATCTCCATATGCGGCGGCGGTTTTATTCGCTTCTTTTTGGTAAGCATTAAATGTTTGTACTTCTTTTCCTACTTCCGCCGCTTTATCAGCAGCTTCTTTCATCACCTTGGCATAAGCATCTAATTCTTTCGTATCTGCTAAGGTTTTAATCTTGGCTTGTATTTCTGTAAGTTCAGTTTCTTTTGTATTTTTCCCTTTTTGATAAGCGGTCATAATTGCGGCACCGATTTGAGACAATACGGAATCTTTAAGAGGTATAACCGCTTCCGGGCCGGCTTCCCCGACAATTGCCGGCGTTCCGTGCTTGAGTTGTCCGCCATTAGCAAGAGCGGGGATTTTACCCCCTACCATACCGCCCGTTGCCATAGGTACAGCGCCGCCGAATATTCCACCCGTTGCCGTCGGTTTTGCGGGCGTGCCCCCCGCCTTGCCGCCGGTTACGGTTTGTGTAACAGCATGCGTTTCATGTACTACAAAATCCAAAGGGTGCGACACAGCCGCTTTTAATCCTTCCCACTTGTTTTTTACCCAGTCAATTGCCCCGCCTATAACCGCCCTGAGTTTGGCGCCTGCCTCACTAATCGCACCACAAACAGCACTCCAGCACGCAAGTGCTACACGCTTTACCGTATTCCAATGCGTAGCAATTAAGATAATGGCGGCAATAATTAAAGCGATGGCCACCAAAACCGGATTGGCAATACATGCTGCGCGAAAGGCCAACGCCGCCGTTTTCGCCATCCCGATAGCCACCGTAAGTCCGGACCACGCCGCACGCAATCCGGTAATAATGCCTTTTACTACCGCCATGCCTAAAGACGTACTACGAAATGCAACTACAGCTTCTCTGGCAAGGGCAATCGCTGCTTTCAGCGACTTCCAAGCCTCGACCAATGTCTTTATGATAGTGCTGACCCCGATAATAGTTTTAGCCGCTATCCATATTCCTAAAATAGCCGTTCCTACTGCCAACGCCGCATCACGATGTTTATATAATGCCGATGTAACTACGTATATAATGGTGGCAATTCCGTTAAACACAGCCGCCGCAACCGGGCTTATCCCTTGCAGTTCCTTTACAATCGCATTTTTTACTCCGATTTGTTTCGCATTATCGCGAATATTCTGAAAATGCTGTTTCATGCCTTCCGCTAAATTGCCGGCCAACGTTAAAATGTCGGATACGCCGAATCCTTGCGCAATAATATCGCCGATAGCGGCAAACGAGTTCGTAACCGCTTCTTGAATATTGCTGAACTTCGCTTCCATGGTGTTGGCCATGGAATTTGTAGCCCCCTGCGTTTTCTTCGCCATGCCGTCAAACAACATATCAATGGACGACTGCGTCAGCTTTCCCTGCGCCGCTAAATTTTGTAATTCATTTACAGGTTTTCCCATAGCCGTACTAAGCAACTGCCAAGCAGGTACCCCCGCTTCCGCCAATTGACGCATTTCTTCAGATGACACTTTACCTTTCGCCTGCATCTGCGTAAGTGCCAAGTTAACCCGCGACATTTGGTCTTCCGTCAAACCGTACGCACTGGCACAATCAACGATTTTCTTCATTTTTGCGGTTGCCGTTTGGGCATTATCCCCTACCGTTATCCACGCCCGTGCAAGCGGTATAAGTTGATTTGAATTATACGCACTTTTTTCTCCCAACGTTTGCATATTTTCAATCAGTTTTTGCGCGCCGGTATTTCCCAGTGTAAACGCTAAGCCTTTTTTCAATAACTCCATATCGGCCGACGCTTTCATTACGGCTTTGCCGAAAGTGACCACAGCGCCGATGCTGAACGCGGCCAATGCGGCACTTCTCACGCCGGACAATACACCGCGCAAAGAACTTTGTTCGGTTTTTAATCTTTTGGTTTCTTTAGCCGCTTTCCCGGCATTATTAGCTAACGCGTTAAGTCCCACATCTTTTATTTTTTCATCTTTCACACCTTTTAATGCATCTTTCGTGCGATCAATACTGTCTTTAGTACGGTCAATCAGTCGTTTGAACGGATTCCACGACGGATTCTGTACCTGCACATTGGCCAAATCTTCCACTGACGCTTTGGCCTTATCTACTGCCGATACGAGTTTCTCACAACCCGCACTGATTTCAACCTTTATTTCCTTTTCCGCCATCATCTCTCCTTTCCGCTTGCTCCATAAATTTTTGCAAGCTTTTTAATTTTTCTGCAGATATCTCTTCTTTAAAATCCTGCGGTACTAATTTTTGAGCGGTCACAGGTCGTTTCGGGCCCCGCATTCCGCTATTAATAACCGGCGCCGTAACAAAAGATGCCAAGAGAATGCGCATATTTTTCATCCTCTTGGCATATCCGTCCAACCGTGCGGTGATTTCTCCCGGCGTAATGCTGCCGATTTCTTCACCGGTCAAATGCAATTCACCATAACAAAACGGCAATACAACGTTCAAATAATCATGTATTGTTTTTAACGCCGGTTCTGTACTGCCGCTGTGCCGTTTTTTTCTTTTGTATGCGGTTCCGCCGAAACCATACCGAGATTCCGCAGCATTTCCTCACTGACATCTATTCCCAGCAATCCGGATGCGGCAATTGTCCCGAAAAAGAGATTAACCACCTCGCTGAACCCTTTCTCTCGTGCTAGTGTTATCACCAAAGCGGCAACCTCATTTTTAGGCATCATGACCCCTTCTCCGGATAACCCGATGCGAACCGCATCTACCAAAAAAGCCAACGAGGGAATTTTTCCATTTTGCGTATCGGAAAAAATATCCATAATGCCTTTACCGCTTACCGCTTCCAGTTCTATAAATCCGTTAACGGTATATCTAAAACTATAGTCTTGCCCGTTAATGGTCGTCGTAATATCATGTTTTACTTTATTGTATCGCATATATCCTCCTAGCTGATAGACGATGCCGTGCTAACCGTTCCGACTTCTTGTACGGACTTTAACTGATGATAAAATTTAGGCTGTCCCAAGCCGCCCAAGGTAATGCTGGCTGTGGCCATATCATCATGCGGGGTTTCATCGGAAAGTTCCGTAATATTGTACCAATTTCTTTCGGCCGATCCGTCCGAAGCATATCGGCAAATATCTACCGCTTCCCCTTTTACAAACGCATCTTTCAGTGCCGCATATCCTACGTCTTGTTTGGGAATTACAATTTCCAGCGAAAGCTCCGTGGTACGAATTCCGGCATATGTTTCGCCCCAACCGCCGGAGGATTTATTGGACGCATCAATACTGTCCGCCGACATGCTGAAATCCGCCTTTGTTTGCCCCCCGATTAGTGTCCATTTCGGGCTTTCGTATGTCGCCCCTTCTCCATAATTAATATAAGCCAATACTTCTTTCCCCTGTAATTTATCTTCCGTAACGGGCTTTACCGCCCGTACTTTTTCTGCCATATTATCTCACTCCTTCAAATAATAACTTGTACTTGTAAAATGGCCAATCCGATTGTATTTATTCCTGCGGGAGTAGCGAATTGAATCCGTTCCACCTTCGCATCCAGCGGCGTTCCGTCTTGGCCGCGCCACGGTGATAATAACACCTTATGTACTTTCTGCGCATAATCTTCTATAACGTGAATATCCGGGGTTTCCTCTTTCGGTGCGGGATGAATAATTTCTATTGTAAATCTCGCCGTACCGGATAATCTGTCTTTAGCTATCACGGTGTAGTCAATACTATCACAACAAATAAATCCGGTAAGTATTTTGGGCCACTGTGCTCCCATTACATTGGCCTGCCAAATAACCTCCGGAATTTCTTGCTGTAAAACCTCTACCAGAGTATTCGCTATTTGTCGTAAGGAAATCATCAACTGCGGGATAATGAAATTACCCCGACACCCCCTTTCCCTGCGGATGATGTCCCGTGTTTGGCGAAATCCGCATAACTTAACCCCTTTTGCAAATCATTAACGACATCTCTGTACAAATGATATTTTTGCAAATATACATCATCCGTCCGATTCCCGTTTACCATTACCGTCGTATCCTGTCCTACCATAGCGGCCGCACATTCCCGGCACGCTACGGCTGCCCCCAAACGTTTAATGACCGCACTCGGCGGAATTTGCGCTTCTTGTTCATCTACACCGTAATTTCGTGCCAAACGCGACAAAAAGGCATTAGCATATTCCAAATCTTCACTTCTGCAATTAAGCACTTCGTCATGTATATCCGCTACGGTAACATATTTCACTTAACCGCCCCCTTTCATTGCCATATCGACGGCAGCGTCTATTCGTTTTAAAATTGAATCTTTTTGTGCGTCAAGGGCATTATAAATAAACGGATCGGGCGCTGTCCCCGGATGATATACGCGCTTGGCAAACACCCACCCCGCACTACCGGTCCACCGTAACACCGTTCTATGTTTCGGCTTTATTTCATGCGGTCGTGTGCCTTGATGCAGGTATAAGGCAACAGTGCTTGTCGTACCTACTTCACCTTTTACCGTGAATCGGGTATCCGTTCGGCGGGTACTGATAGACCGTTCCGCCGTTCCCGTTCGTGTCGTGTATCGATGATGCTGTCTTGCATAATCTTGTACATCTCTAATAGACACATTCACCGCTGTACCTAACGTAGACCGTAAGCTTTCAGGTAAGGAGTCAAGGCGACTTATCACATCGCCCGTTCCCGTTACCTTAATTTTGATGACGGCCATTATTTACTATTGGCCGTCATGCACGCCAACGCCTTCGGTTGCACCACCACCGAGCCGTACACATGCAATCCGCGAATCGCGTCCGCAAACGTATCATCCAACCGCAGCGCTTCGGTTTTTAAAATTTGTTGCGCAAACGAAATTGCGGCATTGGTTCCCCCTAAGATTTTATATTTTGTTTTTCCCACATTCGGCACATTGTTGGATTGATAAATATTAAACCCTGCCGCTTGACCGATAAACCCGTTTCCCAATACGGCATCGGTTTTATTCGTGCCGGCGGCAACAAACCGATTGTCCTTCAGCATTAAACCGTAAAACCACGACGGAACAACTGTCCATCTCCCTTCAGAAGGCACATTTTCATCATCCAATGCCCCTTTCATATCTACCAATGCTTCGTACGCTTTCGCCGGCGTAGTAAGAGCGACGGGTTTATCGTCAGAGCCTAAGCCTTCTACTATCCCCGCTTTGCTGTGATGCGCCGCCAAATGTTGATCTACCGTATCCCGTAACCGATACGCGGCCCGTTGCATAGCGCTGTCCACCAAATTAACATTGGCCTGCGCCGCATCTACATCATCCACTTTAAACGCAAAATATTTTTGTTGATCAATGTGCAATTCTGTCGGGGTTCCGTCTACCTGATTATAGGTAATCTTGCCGTTACGCTGATAATCTTGAATAGTAATATCTTGAATTTGATTAATCTTAACCGTATCCCCGAATGACGAAATATCGCCTTCATAATCGCGGTTTACTAAATTACCATAAACCAGCACCTTATCCAAATGTGCTAACAACCGTGCTTCCCAAATCGTGGGAATAAAAGTACTAATCATTACGAATCAACTCCTTTACTAATCTCGTCCCAATGACTATTAATTTCACTACGGGACATACCTTTTACATCATTCCACGTAAGTTTTCCGTTGCCGTTCGGTTTACCGCCTCCGGAGCCTGCTCCGTTTTGGCTGTCGTTCTTAATCGCCCACGGATTATCCGTAAGCCATTGTTTTACTCCGTCGGTCACGGACAATTCCTTATCTTGGTTCATAAAAACCAGAGAATCATCATCTTTTGCCTTTACATTGCCCGCCAATAACTTGGCGAACACCTCCGGCTTAATGGCTTTTCCTTCCGTTAAGGCGCTCACAATTTGCGACTGTATCGCCGTTGCAACTCGTTTTTCCCGTTCCGCTTTGGCCTTTTCTTCGCTTGCCGCATACTTTCCCGTCAGTTCTTTTACTTGCGCCTGCAATGCGGCAACCTGCGTACCCAATGCAGTCGGATTTCCCCCTGCCTGTTGCAACGCCGTTATCGTTTTAGCCAACTCTGCCACGGCAACGTCCGGATCTTCCGCATTTCTAAGTCCTAAAGTCTCCAGTACCTTATTCTTAGATACCCGAGAAGCGGCCGCTTCACTTCGTATCTCCGATAACTGACTTTGTAAATCCGCTACCAGCTCACCGCCGTTCTCCGTTTTACTTAATGCTTCGAAAATCTCTTTTAATGTGTGCATATTCTGCCTCCTGTGCATAATAAATGGCTGTTCTTTTACGTCTGCAGTCCGCTTCTATCGGCGAAAAGACAATAAAAAAAGCAACCCTGCGGTCGCCATAAATAACTTTCTAATATGATTATCCAAAATTCATACCGTTTCCCACCTGCCATTAACCAACTTTTTCGTTTTTGTTTCATTGTAAATTGTGGCTGTAAATGGAACTCCCCAATCGTTAATGTTGTCAATATTTGCCTTTTCATTGATAATCAGTGTTTGCAGACTGCCACAACCCCCAAACGCAGTTCTTATCACTGTCGTACACTGCGGAAGTGATACGGTCAGCAGACTGACACAACCCCCAAACGCAGTTTCCCGCACTGTCGTACACTGCGGAAGTGATACGGTCAGCAGACTGACACAACCCTGGAACACATTATTCTCCACTGTCGAACATTGTGGGAGCGATACGGTCGTAAGACTGCTACAATTCCGGAACGCATTATTCTCCACTATCGAACATTGTGGGAGCGATACGGTCGTAAGACTGCTACAATCCTGGAACACCATGCACCCTACAGTTGTACACTGCGGAAGTGATACGGCTATTAATAGTTGTTTTTTATTATTAAAGGGATATGCGAAGAAATTAAAATTCTCTATTTTTTTTACACTTGGCGGGAAAGCTAGATACATCTTTTCCGTGAGATGGTATTTTTCAAACATTTCCGCCGTGACTATTTCCGTTCCGTCCGGTACGCAATAGTCATCAACGCTGGCGGACTCGTTCAGTTCTTCCCGCAACTTGTCTAAAAACGTCTTCAAGTTTTCAAGTGTTATCAATTTTACCATATGTATTTTTTTCTCCTTTAGGTATAAAAAAAGCACTCTTACAAGTGCAGGGATTTTTAATATTTTGCAAAAAGTTTAGTTTTTGGGGTTCTTTCTCTTGACTATACATCTTATAAGATGTATAATATATACATAGAAAGGCGGTGAAGAAATGGTAGACATAGAAAATATTCTTCAAGTAATAGCCAACATAGTAACAATAATAGTCGGAATTACTACGATAGCTAAAAACTTGAAGAATAAATAAGGATACCGAGGGGTGGGATTCCACCCCCACTCCTCACTATGTTTATTATAACATCATGAAACCCAAAATACTATTATCATTACTTTTCGCATTATCTGTTGTTAGGCTCTATTTTTCTCAAAATTGGCTAACTATAATAGCCACTATCATTATTTTTATTGCTTTAGTTGCCAGTTTTCTTCGGAGGCCATAGTGAATATTATTGATGAAGTTCTTACTACTACTGAGGCGGCAAGACGCTGGAAAGTTTCACAAGTTACCGTAAAGCAAGCTTGTAGCGGACAAAAAGGGTATCCTCCACGTTTTACTACCACTGAGTGCCGCAAGTCCGGAAGCACTTGGCTCGTTACACGTCAGGGTATGATACGGTTATACGGCGAAGAGCCAAAGTAATATAAAAGTGGTGGCGCGTTAAGCGACACCCTTTTTATTTATCCGCTTTTCTAAAAAACAGCTTGTACTTCAGATTCCGTTGCTACTTCTATTCCGCCCAGTATAGCCTGCTGTACATCGCTTTTTGTCGCATATGCAGATAAATCTACTACGCCGCCCAAATTATCCCAGTCGTTACCGTTGTATACGACATTATCCCCGGCTTTAATAGCGTGTGCGCTGTCTGCTTGTAATACGTTATACATGTCGCCGACAACCATTCCCGATTTAGGCAAGGCGTCATACGTATCAATGCTTCCTCTGTACTGTACAGCTTTTGCAACGTCCGATTTTTTAGCGAAATCGGTAAGTGCAGTTGCTTTTGCATAATCTGCTAATTTGCGGTCTATCTCTGCCGATGTAACGGCGTCGACCTTCTTGGCATACGTAGACTCCATAGTAGCTTGTAATGCAAAAATTTTTTTGCATTCCCCTAAAAATACTTTTAATCCTTCTAAATCAATTAATTTTTTCATACTATTCTTCCCCCTCAAAAATATGTTGAATTTCTTTTTCTGTTGCCGTCGCCACACCGTTTTCCCCTGTACCGGCATATATTCGTCCGCGCAGACAGGATACGGGTTTCAGCTTGCCGT